CTGAAGTATGGGCTGTAAACAGATGGGGCATTGGGCGGAGGTGTGGTGTTTTCCATATCAGCCTCCGATTCGGGTCTTTAGCCACTCCCAAAGTGCGGTTGGTGCGTAACCACCGTAGATGCCAACTTCGGTAATAACCGCAGGGCACGGGCGATTTTCTTTGCTTCGTTCACCAATCAAGTCAAGATGGGTTGCCAGTTCGGCGGTCGTGCCGTTGAACCTAACGAAACAAGCTTGCTTACCGGGGAGGATGTATCTGTCCTTTTCCTCAAAGGATGTCTCAACGACGCTTGCTAAGCGTTCTGCATCCTCCGTAGGTGTGAGTTGGAATACAGCCATGACGTTCTCCTAGATCATGTGTTTGGTGTTGAAATCTTACCTTTTTGGGGGCTTTCAGTAAACCTTTCGTGATTTTTTCTTTCGAAAACCCACCTAAGCCCTCTCTGTGGAAAGGGCTTAGATCGGCTTTCGATCAGGTCACGGCTGCGCTCGTTCAGCGCTCAGGCCGCTCGGGACGTGCGTCCTCTGCTTCGTTTCAGCTGATCCTGATCTAGCTCGTGGGGCGTGTGGCGATCGTCCGTCGCCATCGAGCATCCGTCGCTTTCAGGTGGTCCCCAACCCAACCGGCACTGGAAGATACCCTCCAGCCGTCCGCTCACTTTTCATGCGCGACCTTTGCGACTACCGTTCTGAGCTGTACTGCGCGTCGCTAGACCCTTCTAGCCAACGGCGCAGCCGCTTCTCAGGCGGTCCCCGACGCGCTACGTGAGCGCACCGAGATTCGAAGAAAGAGCCGATAAACGGTTCGTTGTCTTCGTATACGTGAAGTATATACGATGAGTGTACGCGTTGCACATGGTTCGTTTATAGGGATAACCCTTAGTAGTGTACGGGAGGTACAAAAAAGCCCCGAAGTGGGGCTTTGTGAGTTTGTCTTTAGGGGGGGCTTGTTATGCCTTGCGGATGTTGCAGGTCGTCACGACGCGGCCTCGGACTGCGAATCCATGCTCGAGTTCTTCGGGGTCAAGCGTGTAGGCCTTGTACATCGGGTTGTCGCTGATGATGTGGAACTTGCGGCCGATACGTTGGACGCGCTTCACATAGAGGCTGTCATCAAGCGAGAAAGCGAACATCGAGTCCGTGTAGAAGCTTTCTACGCTTCTGTCGATGATGACGAAATCGCCGTCTTGCAGCGTTGGCTCCATGCTGTCGCCATTGATGATGATGAGGTTCAGGCAGTTTGGGTTTACATCTCCGCAGTTCCGCGTGATCCAGGAACGATTGACCTGCATGACCTCAACGACAGCCGCATTTGGATTGAGCGACTCATTGACGCCGCAGGACGCTCGCACATTCAGTAGCGGAATGCACACGGTGTTCTCGCAGACAATCGACTGGTGCATCGTAGAGTCTTCCGAACCAGTAATAAGCCACGATGGGGAGACTCGAAGCACTTGGCACATTCGCGCGACCTCTTCTACTCCGGGGCGGTTTCGTCCACTGAACCACGCAGACACCGCCTGCGGACTTACTTCGATCTGCCTTGCAAAGGCCGCCTGTGAGATGTCCCGCTCTTGCAAGATCAAGCGGACTCGATCCATAAGTGAGGTGATTGACATAGAAAGCTCCTTTGTGTTTCGCACAGTGTACGCGACATTCACGTATCGTACATTGATTCTTGGAGATGCGCTATACTTCACGTATACAAACATCATGGAGAGTGTAATGGATACGTTTACGGTTGCCGTTGATCGAGCAGGGTCACTCGCGGAGCTGTGCCGTCGACTGAGCGACGTGCCGGGATTCCCGAAAGTGACGCCGCAAATTTTCTCCGGCTGGCGTCGACGCAACCAGATCCCCGACGGGCGCGTCTGGCAGGTGTCGTTCGCGACCGGTATTCCTCCTTGGGAAATCCGTCCCGACCTGTACGATCGGCCAGAAGACTATCTGGCCAAGGTCTCTAAGGCCGCAAGCAAATCTATCGAGTGAGGTCGTGATGAGCTACGCAGCGGAAAGGTGGGCGCGTAGTCAGAAAGTTGGCAATGCTTCGGCGAAGTTTGTGCTGATTGAACTGGCGAACGCGCTCAACCGCGAAAGCGGCAAGTGCTTCCCCAGTATCGATGCGCTTCAAAAGGCCACGGAACTGAACCGCAAAACAGTGATTGCCGCAACTAAGTTCCTTGAGGAGAGGGGTTTCATCACAAAGCAGCGTTCGTTCGCGAACGGGAAGCAGACCATTTACTACGGTTTCCCGTCGTTTAATTCTGCCGACTGGGACGCAAAGAAAAGTACCGAAAGCGGCACTTTGGAAAGTACCGAAAATGGAACTTTACTCGACGAAAGTACCAGAATCGGGACTTTGGAAAGTACCGAAATCGGCACTACCGAAAGTACCAAAACTGGAACTCACGACAGTACCGAAAACGGGACTTTCGAGAGTACCGTTTTTGGGCCTGTAACAGGGAATAAGAACAGGGAAATAGAACAGGGAAGTAGAACAAGGAATAGCTTGCCCGCGCAAGCGCCGTGGGAAACCGACCATCTTACCAACGACGGTAAAAAGGTCGAAAAGCCGAAGGCGACAAGAGCCAAGCCAAAGACAAGCTGCCCATTCTCGCCTGACGACTCTATCCCGCCTGAATACCTTGAGTACGCACAAGCAAAGCATCCAAGCATCAACGCTCAGACGGAGTTCACCAAGTTCGTCAACTTCCACATCTCGAAGGACAACAAGTTCAGCAATTGGCTGGCCGCCTGGAGAACGTGGGCGACGAAAGCAGAAGAGTTCGCCAAGAGCAGGCCGCAGAGCCAGTCATACACACCACGCAACAACAAGCCGCTCATCTTTGATGAAGCCTACTACGGAGACGGGAGTTTTTAATGGATTTGAAGGGAACGTTTTCTCGACCGGTTGAGGTGACATGCCCAAAGCACGGGAAGTACATCGCGGAGCAGGTAATCGTCTCTGGTCGGATTGTCCACACAAGCAAGTGTCCCAAGTGCGAAGAGGAGCGCAGGAACTCGCCTGAGTTCATCGCCGAGCAAAAGCGCAAGCATGACGAAGCCGAAGCCCTGGAACGCAAGCGCACCGAAGACGCAAAGAATGAAGCTCACGCTACCGCTTTGCGCCGCGCACGCATTCCTGATGAGTTCGTAGGCAAGACGCTCAAGGGCTTCCGTGAGACGAATGCGCAGCTCTGTGAGGCGCTTCGCCAGGCGCGGCTCTACGTCGACAACTTCGAGAAGATCGCTCCCAAGGGCGTGGGCTTCTGCCTCTACGGCCAGTGCGGTACCGGCAAGACGATGTTGGCATGCGCGATCTTGCAGGAGCTTCTCGGCAAGGTGCAGGGGCTCTACGTGCCAATGTGGGACGTCCTTCGTGCCATTCGCAAGGCAGACGCCTTCAAGGCCGACACGGCAGACTATGACGCCCTCGTCAAGGCACCGCTCCTCGTCATCGACGAAATCGGCGTGCAGAACGGATCGTCCTTTGAAGAGTCTCAGTTGATGTCTCTACTGGACGTGCGCTACTCGCGGCACCTTCCGACCATCTACGTCACGAATCTTCTGCCAGACGTGAAGCCCGACACGCAGGAAAGCAATCCCAACACGCTCAAGGCGAAGTTGGGTGAACGAATTTTTAACCGCATCTATGGCTCGAGCGTCTTCCTGTACTTCAAGGGTGAAAGTCAACGAAAGCGAATCATGAGCATTGAGGAGTTGATCTGATGAATCAGACAGTTTTGACGGTTGAATATATGAACGAAAGAAACAAAGCCTTGACTAAGGCCGGTGAGGGTATTGTCGCCGCTCGCAAGAGCCTCGATCAACTCGAGGAAGCCCTGAGAGGAACCGTCTCGGGCAAGTTCCCTGACATCGGGCAAGTGGCAGACACGACGCACAGGCTTCGTGAAGAGATCGACCAGATTCTGATCGGCCTGGTTGAGTCGAGCATGGTCAAGTCAGAAAGGAGGCTTTGATGATCCTCGATGAGTTCACCGGACGCAACTGCAAGCGCACCGAGTATATCGACGCTTCAGGCAAGCACTGGGTCGTGCGAACTGACCCTGTCTTCGTTGAACGCAAGCTCGACCGATACGAGACGACGCTGCTACTTCACCTCGAGCACTGCAACGCCCCACAACGCCGCGCCACCAGCGCAACGAAAGAACGTGCGCTCATGAAGCATGACGGCTTCGTCGCACGGCTCCAACGCGAAGACGCTAAGTCTATTCAACAGGAGGAAATCTGATGGATTGGACCGTGATCCTTTTGTCGGTCGGCTGTATCGGCAACAGCGTGGGCGTCGTTTGTTTGGCCGTGACCATCTGGATGCTCAATCGAAATCAGAGGGCTATGTGGGAAGAGATTCTGCGCTTGAAGAATCGCCATCTCCAACCGAGCGTCAACTCTACTGACGGTGGCGTATCGGAGTCAGGCAGGAGAGAAAAGGACATGGAGCAAGGCGCGCACGACGGCGGCAACAGAACGTCAATGTCTGCGGACTTTGAAAATCTTTCGAAAGGTATCTGACCTTTCCATAGGAGAACGTCCATGTGTGAACTGATTTTCAAAAGCCGCATCCCTTTGACGCGAACGGTCGTCACGTGGCAGTTCGGGAGGTTGCTAGAAACGAAAAGGGTCAAACACAGAACCTTTCCATGTTTACTGACAGAAGCGTTTTGTATGAATGGGGGTTGAAGTGTCATTAAAACCAATACGCCTGTAATGGCGGCAACTGAGCCGGCTATTGCGCCGACTAAGGACAAGAAAAGACCTAAATCCATGATTCCCTCCGTGAGGTGGTTGATGGTTTGTCTGGGGAGACAACCTCAATCTTCTCACGGGGGATCCGGAGAGGTAACGAGAATGACAGCGCGATAAAAGGAGAAAAGGATGAGATGGGATATCAAGGGCTTCGACCAGTACGAAGTCGACGAGGCAGGGCAAGTCTGGGCCAAGCCGCAAAAGCGCCGATTCGGCAACAGCTGTCGCCTGATCCCCGAAAAGCCACTCAAGCTCGAAAAGGCGGGCACGTGGCAGATGCGGAAGGCGGGCCTGCCACAGCGCCTGCGCCCCGACGAAATTGAACAACTCAAAATCGCAAAAGGAGAAACCGATGCAACCCACTCGTAGCACTCGCATGTCTGAAATCAAGGACGAGGACTTTGAGCCGATCGAGAAGGACGGGAAGCTCAATGCCCCCAAAATCGGCGAGCGGTAAACTCCACGAAATCTTTTCCTTTGTCACGACGCGCAAGAGGTTTGT